ACCGGAAAGTGTGTCTCCTTTCTTCACGGTGTATGTCTGTTCTCCACTGGACGTATTACCAGAACCGCCGGAAGTTGTGCTTCCGCTTCCAGCCTTGCTTCCGTTTGTTAGGTTTGTTGCAACGTGGCAATCGTCGTTGAGAATAATATCACCGCGTATGAGATAGTCCGGGCTGTTTAAGTATTTCGCCTCTGTTAGTACAGTGAATCCGGCAGACTTTAACCCCGATCTCATATTTCCTGTGTACAGGTAAATACTTACTTTTTTCAGTTTCTCAATTCCCAGCAGATAGCCTACCGCTTTAACATTTGCCGCCACGCCGCTGCTGCAATCTGCTTCACACGCAATAGTGATCTGCGCCGGGTCATAGTTGCTTGCTTTCAAATGTTCCCAGTATGTGTACCTCTGCCCCTGATCATATCCGCACAAATTGTTTTTTGCGGCTTTCTCTGCAAGTTCCGCGATTTTCTCCCTTACTTTTGCGTCCGGGTGTCTTAATACGCATTTCCACGGGCGGGGATACCAGTTTATGATCTGCCATTCAGTGCCGGTCTGATCTCCGGCTGTTCCGCCTGTGTATTTGCTTCTTTCGTCATGTCCACAATTACTGATCATGTTGTTTCCTCCTTTATTTTCGTTTTTATTTTCCGTCTGAAACAGCTTTTTCGCGGCGTTATATGTGCTGTTTCTTCTGGTTGTATATCTACCCATCACGCTGTCAGCCAGAGCCGCAGCATGAAGAATAGCAAGTGTTACTCTGGCGGCTCCCCCGGCTTTTGCCTCCGCCGTCTTTCCTACTCTGCCGGAAGCCCCCTCGCCTCCTTGATTTTCAAGGTCTGCAAAATATACCAGGCTTTGCGGGTCCTCAATCCCGATCTTGATACCGTGTTCCACATATTCTGTTATGTCTTTCTCTGCCTGTTCGTCCTGAACCGCTTTTCCAGCAGTTGTTCCCAATATTTTTGCAATCCGGTTTTTCTCGTCCGTGTTTACGGTCCTTCTTGTCCAATCGGAACTTTCTTTGATCTCCTTCCATAAATCAGCGCCTAAGATTGTCGTTGCTGTTGTCTGCCCTGTCTCTTCGATGATCTCTTTAAGCAGAGATAAAGCGCGGTTTCCGTGCCACTGCACTTTCCCCACGCTTAATGCCCCGTTATCGTCTGCATTTATAGAAGTGTAATTTCCTTCGTTCCCGAAAATAATAGCCGCGGCTGCCGCCACGACTTCACTTTTTAATGCACTGTTCATCCTCTTATACCTCACTGTGAACTCATTCCCGAAAAATCTGTCAGGCTTGCCATGATCTCCGGGTTATTTTTCTTGATTTTTTCAAGATTTTCCGCCTTTGACTTCCAACAGTAGAACGCTACCGCAAAAGCAGACACGCCGCCTGTGAATGTCAGAAGGGAAGATAACTGGTAAATATCCCGTGCGATCACAACCCATACAGCCACGATAAAAGCAGCGTAATAAGTGACCATGATTGAAAAGACAATGATTTTAGTTGCCTGTATCTTCTTTTCCGGGTTCTTCTCTACTTCCTGTTTTCTTTTCTTTCTCGCCGCCCTGATTGCTTTCCGGTTCAGGATGATCATAATAATTGCCGCAAGCGCAAAACCCGCGGCAAAACATAAAATTTCTTTCACTCTTCCTGCCCTCCTATGCCCTTGTTTCCATAAGTTCTTTCAGTCTTTCCGTGTCTTTCATTTCTATTACTTCCAGAGTATTCATGACTGGCTTTACTACTGTTTCCATATGCCCGTTTCCTCCTGCCCTCCGATAGTCTTCGTACATATCCCAGAAGGCTTTGGATTCCATCTTTGACCATGCCTGCATGGGATTTTTCTTTGTTGAAGAATAATATCTGTACAGTGTCAGCATTTGATTTCTTAAACTGCTTGCCTCCCGCCTGTTTAACTCTTCTTGAAGTTCTTTCACGTTCTGAATATTCTTTTCCTGTCTTTCTTTCAGTTCCGCAATTTCTTTATTGTACTGCTTCTGAATTTCAAGGGATTGTTCCCGCCACTTTGGGTACTGCTCTACCTGTGCAAGTATTCTTTGCAGCTGCTCCTTTTCTTTCTTTTTCTTCGCATACTGCTTAATGATCTCTTTTCTGCATTTTCTGTAGACAGCCCATAAGAAAACAGCTGCGGCAATAAAATAAACAGCTGTCGCCAGCGATATTTCCCCGAACACTTTTATAAATGGTTCCACTCCTTTTGTACCTCCTTCTTGTACATTTCATTCAATTTCTGCCGCAGACCGTAACTGTTGAAATGTTTTAAAATTCCCCGGTATGAAGCCACACTTCTTTCAAGTGTTTCTTTGTCAACCTCTCCCACTGCGTATGCGTGAAACAGGTATTTCAGGCGCTTTCTTAACTTCTTTGCAGTCTTCTTTCTTAGTTTCCTATGTGTGGACCATACACGATAACCGACAAACTCTATTCCCATGCTTGCCGGTCTGATACAGGTTTTCTTATTTAACTGCAAATTCAGCTTATCTCCCAGAAAGTCAGCGATCGCCCGTTTGATACGCTCCAATTCCTTCTTGTCATTGTGAAGTATGATAATGTCGTCCATGTAGCGTATGTAATAATGCAGGTGCAGTATATGTTTACAGAACTGATCAAGTTCATTCAGGTACAGGTTTGCGAACATCTGTGATGTAAGATTCCCGATCGGAAGCCCTACATCTGAAAGCATTTCATCAAATGCCACGTCTCCTATATCCGCTCCCATCGGCAGACCGAACTTTGTATCTTCGCAGTCAATAATCTTCGCCAACAGGTCCAGAAGCGGTTTATCGTCGATCATGTCAGATAAAATTCTTTTCAGTATGTCATGGTCAATTCTGTAAAAATATTTCGATACATCTAATTTCAGGTAGTAATATCTTGTTGGTTTTCGCTCTGTCTGCCTTAACCAATATTGCAGGCGGTCAATAGCCTTATGTGTTCCCTTCTTTACCCTGCAAGCGTAACTGTCATGAATAAACCGTTTTTCTATGAGCGGGTTTAGCTGCCTGTATATCGCCTGCTGTGCTACCCGGTCTTTGAATAACAATGACATGATCAGACGCTTTTTCGGTTCGTACACATAGAAAATATTGTATCTTCCCACGTCGTACGTTCCCCAGATCAATTCGTTTTGTAGGATAATCAGGTTATCTTCCAGCCGGTCCGTGAACTTCATCACGTCCGCTCTGTATCGTTTCCCTTTGATCGCCGCTTTATATGCGTAAAACAGATTTTCAAAGTCATAGATCGCCGGGAATAAATTTTTAATCTTCTTCAAGCCTTAACCTCCTGTTTTCTATTCGCCGTGCAAATCTACTCCGGTTTTTCCGTTTCAAACGTGACATATTATTCAGCTTATCCGCTGACTTTCTCCGGCTGTGCGGGTACTAACTGTCTTCACGGCAATTCAATCTTTTTCCTTCGGTTCCGGTTCTCCGGTTCCTTTGGAATGGAGAAAAACCCCTTTAACCCAAACGCACTGGACCGGCCCACTTGTGGACCGGACTTCTGGCAAGTAGGGGTAGAGCGGAGCGGAACGAAATGTTGTTGTTGCTGTTCGACCGCGGGTTGTTCAAGTTCAGCGCGGCGGCTCCGCCGTTGCTGGTGTTGTTGAAACTCGAACCGCGGATAGGCACTGCAAAAGTCCTCTATAACGGCTTTTCCCCAATAGAAAAAGCGGACATCTGCCCGCTTATTTCTTCAATGATTTATAATAGCCGCCGATCATTCGCCCGATCTCATTGATTTTCCGTGAGATATTTTCATATTTTCTCAACGGAAGACATGGCTTTTTACTTCTTGTCAGCGCCGGGTCTGCGGCAAGCCTTACAAGGTGTCGCAGTACGTCAACTTCATTGTCCAAATCTCCTAAAGTGGTCTTTTTATAATGCTTATTTTCCAGAGTTACTACCAACCGCAGAATAGAAAGCATTGTTGTCCTTATCTCGTCTGCAAGCCGCCTCTGTGCGCGCGGGAACTGTTCAAGTTCCGGGTTTATGTACAACATAAGGTCATAGACTTTGTTTTTCGTCTTGAAGTCATTTTCTGTTGCATTATCCCTCGGCGCTTCCAGTTCTGGCAGGCTTTCTTCTTTTTCTTCTGCCATTTTCTCCACCTTGTCATTTTTTATATGGGCTTGCTGTCGCAAGCCCTTTCAGTGTATCAGTTTCCAGTTTTCAGTTATTCCACAAAAGCGGAGCGGAACGAAATGCCGTTGCTGCTGTACGACCGCGGGCGGCACAAGTGCAGCGCGGCGGCTCCGCCGTCGCTGGTGTGGCAGAAACTCGAACCGCGGATAGGCAGGCGCTCCCCGTTGTTTCGCGCATAATAACAGCCCGGAGAAGTCATGCCCTCTGCTGGCGCAAGTCCGGCGGCAATCATAATATTCGGAATGTCAACCCCTTCTTTCGCAACAACATTCTTGAAATACTGATTTCTGAAATAGCTGTTGCTGTCGTCGGTTGTGATAACTTCTCTTGTGGTGTTAATGCGCGGCGTACCTGTCGCAGAAGTTCCGTCGATTTTCAGTGTTCCAGAAGTTCCCGGCTCTACAAGGGAGCCGTCCGGCATGATTGCTTTCCACTCCGTGCTGCCTGCCGCCATACTGCAATCATTTTTCATTGCGTCTCCGTCCGGGATGATATTAAATTCTCCGTCATTCAGTCTCGCTCCTGATACCCATTCCCAGGTATCGCCGCAAAGATCGCAGATTCCCGCCGGGGAATGATCGTGATTCCATGTAACCGGCCCGGAACCCGTTGCAGTTCTTCCGCCTCTTCCATCTTCATAGGCCGGGTCCTTATATGTATTTACGCCGCGTTCCCAAGATTTTTCATAACTCTTATCCCAGTTCGTATTACCGCGGGGAATGGTTCCGTTTTTCTCTGCCCATAATACAAGCGCCGCAAATACTCCGTTCTGTAATAAATGCCATCCGTTCCCCTTTGCGCGGCAATACTGCAATGCGCTGTCAAAATTCACATAGCAGTGCGGGTCTTTCATTGCCAGTGAGTAAGCCCGTCCGTTCACAACCGTATTGATGAACTTCGATACCCAGATCACTTCTTTTTCTTCCCCGTTCATCTTCCACCACGGAAGGACGGAAGAACCGCCGTCTGTGATAATATCTCCATATGTCATTTTCGGAACACCGACCATAATAGACGGCATACCCAGATCATCAAAGATCACTCTGTTGTTTGCGCCGTAAGAAGCCACCGCAAGGGCCATATCATCAAAATTGCTCATTCTTTATACCTCCATTCCCCATAAAACAAGTGTGCAAAGTGACATATCGAAATCAATCGGCATTGGAACCGTCCTGGGATTTCCCATCTCGTCTTCCTCTGCGCTCTCAATCATGTCATACCGTCTGGCCGGAATAATGATTTCCGCAGCGTACTTCTGTGCGTTTCCGCCTGTTCCGATCACAATTCCACCGTCAGTATCAATGCAAATGTCCAGTGTTACTTCATAGTCTCTTTCCTTCGCTTCCAGGTTGATTGTCAGTTCATCTTCCCCGAACGTGATCTTGTTTCCGTCTACCACATATGCAATGTGGTTTCCCGGCGTTTTTTCGACTACATTGATTTCAGCTTTCCTTGCTTTCGCCATTACCGTTTCCCTCCTTTTACAATCTCACGGGTCCTTGCTGCGATTACCTCCGCAGCTTCCCTCTGCTCCGGCGTTCCTCTTCCCTGTACACCGAAAGACTTCATCACATACGCTTCATGCTGTTTTCTTTCTTCTCTTTTGATGATCACATTTGCCATTAGTAAAAACCGCCTTTCACATGGATTTTCAGTTTCACGCTTGTTGCGCTTCCTGTATGTGCGACTTTGAAGCCGTTTGCCAGCTTGTCCGTTATTTCAATATCCCCGACAAATCCGCCGGAATATTCCATAACTTCCGCGCTTACGGTATAGTCTGTATGGTTCCTCTGTTTTGAAAGCGGTACGGTCTTTATAGAATTATTGAACGGGTATGCCTGACTGTTTGTAAGCGTTACAGTGATCGCCTCCCCGCTCAAATCCTCCAACATCTGCCGTGTGTGAATCGCTTCGACCGCAAGCAGCGCCGCAAGTTCCGCTCCGTTCACAATTCCCATTTCCATATGGTTAAAGTTTTCGGCGTTCTGCGGCGTTCCCTGCTGAATCACTTCCCCTTCAACCGGGGTGTGCGTTACGGTTCCGTCGTCATTTTCGGTTTCCTCGTACCGGTCTTCAAATTCTGTGACGTGATCAATCCAGTATTTCCACTCGTACATTTCCCTTTACACCTCCTGTTCTACAAACTTAAATACAAAACGGTATAAAGCGCCCTCTGTCACATTTGACAGCTTTATATTTTCCGCTTTGTCCGCCCACAATTCGCTGTTTTTGTTATACAGCTGTACTCTCTGAATTGTGGCGGTTCCGCTTACCTGCGGCGTAATATTCATATACACCGCAACCCTCCCGTCTGAAAGCCGCTCTCTCCGGTGTATTGGAACCTGTGTCTGTGTTCCGTTTACTGTAACTTTCCCATACGCAATAATGCTGTCCAGGAAGTCTTTAAAATCATTGATTGCGGTTTGTGTCAGCATGGTTTCCACCTCCTTCATAATCGCCTTTTGCTCCCACATAGTTTGCTTTCATGATGGAAAACTTCTGTCTTTACAGTTCCTTCCACCTGTCTGCTGTCGTTTGCCCCTCTGACACTTCTTTCTGGCTCCATTCCCGCCCTTTTCTTCCCTGTTGGTGTATTTCTATACCCGTATGTGTAAAAGGCTGTTTCTGCCTCAATCTGTGCGCCAGAAGAACGGAAAGCAGTATCCCTCCCCGGCTGTGTTCCGGCTTTTTCTTTCCCTGTCGCACTGGCTTCGTACAGGAAGACTTCTTTTTCCGTATCGGCTTCAATTCTTGTTTCTGAATCCCGGAAAATGATATTTCTTCCCGGCCTTGTGCCTGCTGCCGGAACCGTGAAAATATTTCCCTCTGAATCTGTTTCAGCGGATATTTCCGCCCCGGTTCCCCTGAATATGGTATTTCTTCCCGGTATGGTTCCTGCCGCTGGCGTTCTGTAACCAAATTCTTCTGAATCTGTTTCAATTACGATCTGCCCGTTATGCAGGATTCCTTTCACGTTCCTTTGTGGGAACGTTCCTGCTGATAGTCTTCCGGTTAGCGGGGTTCTGTATATAAAGCAATCTGCGTGGGTCTGAATTGTGCAGTAAATCCGGCTCTGGTATGTCACTTCCTCCATATGTGACGACAGCCGTTTATACATCTTCACTGCGTTGACTATATCCTGATAACTTGCCTGTATCTGGTTTTTCGATACGTCGCAAATTACCCGGAAGTGGTGCGGCTGTCCTCCGTACTGGAACCATTCTTCTACTTCGCTTTCCGGGTACAGTGCGCCCAGCGCCTTTTCAACCGCATACTTTGTACCCATTTTCTTATGAACCTTTATGCTGTTTTTCAGCATATCTCTCTTTGCTTCCAGCGGATAGGAATAGTCGTACCAGTCAATGTGCATATCGTAGGCCAGAATGTCCACAAGGTCTTCCGGCAGTTCATCTATCCTGGAATAGATCAGCACAAGTTCCATGCTGTCGCTCACTTCCAACAGCTGCTCTGTTACTGCCTCTGCAAGTGATTTTATTTTCGGGTCCTTTTTCAGCGCGCCCGGAAGATAATCAGCAAACTTTGTGCTGTAAATATCGTTTCCGGGCGACCTTATTCTTTTCTGATCAGGCATCTTCAACGCCTCCATTCAGTACGTTCATTGTGCTTCTTTTTAATGTGGCAACCTTTGTTTCCTCGATTGTCGTAAATACTGGCTTCCTTACCTCTACCCTTTTTACTCCTGCCCCCATCAGCTGTTGAATCAAATAAGACGGGTTAATATCCCGCCCCATTTTGCTTGTCTGCCAGCTGATATAGTTTTCCACTGCTGCCCGTGCGTCTTCCTCAATTACGCTTGAACTTGCCTGTGAGTTTCTCTGTGTGTAGAATGTCAGGTCAATTTCAAATTCTACTGCTTCCGGCGCTGAAACCGTCACAACGTCTGTCAGAGGTCTTACATCATCTGCGTTTAATGCCTCTTCTATTTGCTTCAATACGGTTTCTGTCGGCTGTGTGCTGTCCTGTAGCAGCACCCGCACGTCCACTTCTCCCGGTTCCGGGCTTGTGGCTGCCACGTCTGCCACCGCCGCGCTTACTGATTTTGCATGATAGATATAGCTGTTGACCGGACCGGCTGTTGAAAAACTCTCCATGCTTTCCCTCATACGCTCATAATAATCTGCGTCGTTTTCTTCCTCTGCCCCTCCTGTTGTTGTGGTGGTGTTCTCAACCTTCAAATAATAGTCATATACGTCCACAATTTCTTTTACCTGCCCTGGCGCAAGGTTATTCCCTACCGTTCCCGGTGTCTGGCACTGACCCGTTACGTCTCCGTATGTCTGACCTGCTTTTATTTCCAGTTCTTCCGTTGTCTCAAACGTAATATTCCCGTCAAATGTAATCCGGGTTCCCTGCGGCACAATGACGCTTTGCGGCTGTGCCTCTGATATGTAGCACCTGAATGTTGCTACTGCCGGTGTTGCCGGAAGCCGTTCAATGTCTTTGAATAACTCCGCCAGACTGTCAAGATACTCTCCTTCCGCGTAACGCGGAACGTTCTTTTTCGCTGTATCTTCTATCAAAATCCTTTGCTGTACCACGATTGCTGCCATCCATGCTATAAATAGCCTTTCCGGGGAACCTGGATAACATTTATAATGTTCTCTTCCCGGTGTCTGCTGAACCAGATATTCGTACAGTGCTATCATGTTGCTTTCTATGATTTCTGTATCTGTTTCCAGAAATTTTATGTCAGGATACGTTCTTTCACTGCTCAATTTCTCTTACCCCCTGCAATTCAATAATCGGCGTAATCTTTCCGGTCATATGGTCAACTTCAAACGTAATGTTTCCCAGTAAAGCCCGCGGCTCGTATGTTTCAATCTGGTCATAAATATATCCGACTAAAATATTTTCCACTACCGGAAGAGGTCTTCCGTAAATATCCCCCGGAATCCCTAAATCCCGTAACATCGGGGCTTCCTTCTGTATCGTGTCCAGAATTACGGCGATATTCTGCAAGACTTCCTGATGTGCGTTTTCTGGTGCAAGGTCTATGTCATTCAGAAGCGTTCCGTCTCCCCGTATAATTTCCATGCTTACCACCTTACCTTTTCGGATATTCTTTCAGCGTTACTTTTACCTGCGCCGCCCATAAGTTCCCTTTCCCGTCGAACCTCTGTAGCTCTGCGCTGATTTTCTGTATTACCCATTTATAATCGCCATAGACCCTTCCTCCTATGATCAGCCTTTCCGTCCTTCCTGTTTTGACATATGACCGCAGGCGTTCAATCTCCGTCAATGGGTTTACTCCCAGAAATACGGAAAACACCATAGAAAAAGAAATGTCTTCCGGCTCTGGTCCTAAAAACTCCTGAAGGTCTGATTTTAAATGCCTGTCATGTGTAGAATATTTCCCGGATATATTCCAACTCATACCATCAAATGTTCTTACCGTCTGATCAGATACGGAAAAAGCAAGTTCTCCAAAACTTCCGATTTTTGCCATTACTGTATCCCTCCCAGAATGTACCCTTCCCCGTCTCCATCCGGTATCATCAGGCAAAGCACCATACTTCCTACTGTTGGCGTCCAGTTTGTAATATATGCCGCGTGGCTGTGACTTTCTGTTCTTGCGGTATCGTTTTTGTCATATGTCAGGCTTGTTCCTGCCGTCCTGTTTCCCGACCTGTCATTTCCTCCCGGAACAACCGCCCGCGGTCTTACCAGAATATGTAAATCTCCTGATATAATTCCGCCTTTATCCGGGAACTTTACGCGGGCTTTCATGGCTCCTGTGTCTACGCTCTGGACAATTCCTTTCCTGACAATGTTTTTTAATTCTGTAAGGTCTGCCATCAATACCCCTCCAATACCTGTTTCAATGATAAATCCACCGTGTAGCCGCTTCCTATCAAACTGTGTTTCGCCTGTGTGACCTTATATTTTCTGTCGAAAATCTGAAATCCTTTCAGCTTCACGGTTACACCTGCCACAAGCGAAACGTCTCCGACTACCTTTAAGCTGGCTGTATATTCCTGCGTGTTCTTTTCTCTTAACCTCTTCTTTGCCAGTTCTTTTGCTTCTTCCGTGCTTGTTACTTTCTCGTTGACTTCAAGCGTCTGCCCGGTTCCTGTGTTGCTGTCCGGCGTGTATGTATATTCTATGGTTTCTTTGGTGTCCGGGTCCGTATATGACACATGACAGCTTGTATATGCCGTATCTGTCAGGCTCGTTCCCAGTTTATAAGAAATAATGTCGCTGCTCCCGTATTCAAAGGTTCTTACGGCCGGTTTGTCGTCATATTCCGCAGCGTCATAAATAACAATCATCATTGCCGTTACTTTCAGCGCCATTCCTGCCGCCTTACATAACTTTTGCAGGAACTTAATATCTGAAATCTGAACCTGCTCTTTCCTCCTGTATGTCGGGTTATTTGTTCCTTCATACATGAGTTGCAGCCCTGCTTCCTTTGCAATCTGCTGTCCGATCGCTTTCAGCGTTATTTTCTCCCATGCCCTCGATTTCTTTTCTATCCGCAGGGCGGAAGTGTACGGAATTGACGTGCTTTTGACAGAAACTTTTGTGGGCGGACCCGACGCGTCTATACTGTCAATCTCAAATGTTCCGCAGTCAAGCGTCACGTCTTTTCCTGTATCGTTCCAATTCTTCTGAACCAAAACGGCGGAAACAAGTTTCGGGTTCCTTACCCGTTCCATTGTCTCCACCGTCTCCGTTACGTTTTCTGTAATTGTCTCCGTCTTTTTCCCGATTGTTATTTTGAACACCTGCCCTGGATAGATCAAATCCGGGTTAGGTATATTATTTTCCTGTGCAATCTGCGGGTATTTTGTTCCCGCTCCCAAGTATCTTGTAGCGATCGCCCATAAGGTATCGCCCCTTTTTACAACATAATTGACCACATTTTCTTTTGATATGGTCTTTTTTACCTGTTTTGTTACCTGCTTCGTTGTTTTTACAAATGTCGGTTTTATAACCAGCCATTCCCCCAGCAGGTTCCTTTCTCTGTCGTCATAGGATAGCTGAAAATCGTCTGTGCTGTCTTCTTCCTCGTCCGTGTAACTGGCGCTTACCAAATGCAGGTTTAAGTCTTCCGGCACATCGACATTTTTAAATGTCAGCCGTAATTCCACGCGCCTTGCAAGGTTCTTGTCGCTCATATCAGCAGCCCCCTTTTCCACGGCGGAAGTTCCATATTCTCTTCCTCTTCCAGTTCCGGGATAGATAATTCTATCCCGGCCGGAAGGATGAAGAGGGCGGCATAGTCGATATTTGCTTGAATCAGTTTGTCAGTGTGCAGGACAGACCCCATCTGTTCATATGCGATCTTATCCCACATATCCCCTGATACCGTCGTATAGGTTTTCTTACTCATACCGTGACCGCCTTTCGTCATCTTCTTTTTTGTCCAGAAGGTCTTCTACCTCCTGTAACAGTTTTCGGTTGTTTGCTTCCAGTTTTTCTTCCAGATCGTCCGGCTGATCTCCGTTCACAATTACCGTTGGGCTGTTGTTTATGTTGATCTCCGTCGTTCCGCCTCCCTGTCCGGCAGTCCGCACGACTTCCGGCGGCTGTTCCACAATCGGCGGTTTCATGGTACTGTTATATGTATTCAGCACTCCCGGCCCGTTCTGGTTTGTATTGTTCGTGGTTATGTTTGTGACATTTGCCGCCGTTGCTGCTTCCGCCGCTTTTGCGGCTGCGTTTTGCGCCCGGAAAATATCCTTCGTCTGCTGCGCCGTGTAAACCACTCTTCCCGGTGCATTTGTGATCAACTCCGGTCCTTTTTCTCCTGCAATAAAGGTATCCGGCGTATTTTTGGTTCCCTTTGCAAATGTCGGCAATGTCGGGATATTGATACCTTTTCCGCCGACAACCGGAACCCAATCAGGAATCCTTATACTGTTCAGCGCTGAAATTGCGCTGTTTACAACGCCGATTACGCCGTTGATCACGCCTTTTGCGATTGAAACCAGCCCATTCCAAGCGCCCTGGAAGACGTTTTTGATTCCGTTCCAGGCAGCCGACCAATTCCCGGTAAATACGCCCTGTATGAACTGTATCAGCCCGGAGAAAATCTGCGTTATAGACTGCACCAATGAACCGATTGTAGTGAATACAGTTCGGAAAATTTGAAGCACATTCGGAAGCACCGCCTGAACTGTAGATAAAATCTGCTGCAAAATCGGCTGAATTATGCTCCATATCGTTTGAAATACAGTCTGTACAATCGGAAGCACCGCCTGTAATACTGTCGTTATGATAGAGCCTACCTGCTGTATTCCCTGTGCTATGAACGGAAGCACGGTCGATACAATAAAATTGAAAATCTGGCTTATCACTGGCAGTACATACGTTTGCAGGAATGTGATTACCTGGCTGATGATCGGCATGATTCCGGCTATAAAACTTCCTATGATCGGGATAATTCCCCCGATAAAGTCAGCGATTGACTGGAAAATCTGCATGATCACTGGCGCTGCCGCCTGTATTCCGCTGATAATTCCCGGAATAATGGTTGTCACAAGTAAATTAAGTACCTGCTCAACCACGGGTACGATATTCGCCGTAACAAAATTGACAAACTCGCCTGCGGCGCTTACGACTTTCTGGAATACGCCTGCAAATGTGTCAAAGACTGCTACGCCTCTTTCCCCGAAAATCTCATTGATCTTGTCTCTCGCCGCACCTAAATTCCCGTCGGAAAAAACGTTCTTGATTGTCTCCCCGACATTCGTAACAACCTGTACGATTTTATCGAAAATAGCAAGTCCGGTTTCCCCAAAAATATTTCCGATTGCGTTTCTGACTTGATCAAAGTTCTGTCTTAAAAGCTGTACCGCCGTAATAACTGCGGTTATCACTCCGACTACTGGAAGGAATTTCCCGGCGATTCCTCCCAACGGACCTAACAAGGTTGTTCCCAGTTTACCCAGCGGTCCAAGCGTCGTTGTCAGAAGTTTCCCGATCGGCGCAAATAAAGTTCCGATCTTGCTGAATCCAGAAGCAATAAATGTTCCTATCGTTCCCAGCGGCGACCTTGCGATAATTCCGCCAAGGCCAGAAAGCGCCCCGGCAAGTTTCCCGCCTATGTTCGTAAACGGATTCAGAAATAAGGTTACAAGTTTAGAACCTGCCCCCGTAACCACTCCCGCCAGTTTTCCAGCAAGTCCGCTGAACCCTGCTGACAGCGTTCCGGCTATGGAACTTACGAAACCGGATATTTTTGAAACAATGACGTTTCCTGACAAGGCATTTCCTACCGCAGTAACAACGCCTTTCATTGCGCCGCCTACGTTTTTAAAGTATGTCAGTATCCCGCTTCCGACGGACCGCAGTTTTGTTCCAAGCCCTACGCTTGTTGCCGCTGCCGCCGCGGTGTTTCCCTTAAAAAGCGCCAGTATCTTCTGTACCGTCTTTACGCCGCTCTGTATTTCCAGGAATCCAAGTTTTCCGACAAGCCCCGCTGTCCTTAACAGCATTAAAGAGCCAACAACTTTCGTTATGGTCTTTACAAGTTCCGGGTTTTCCCTTGCAAAATCGGCAATCTTCGTGATGATCTCCGTCAGCTTTTCCGCCGCTTCTCCGACCACCGGAAGGAATACGTCTCCAAGCGTTATGACAAGGTTCTGTATTGCGTTTTTCGCAAGCTGTACTTTATTTTCTGTCGTGTCCGCTCTTGCCGCATATTCTCCCTGCATACTTCCAGCATACAGGGAAGCGTCTCCGACCTTCTTGAACTGCTCTTCCAGGTACGGAAGGTTTGTAAGCAATGGCGCAATCGCCGCCACTGCTTCTTCCCCGAAATAGTTTTTCAATGCTGCCGCCTGTTCTGCTTCCGGCAGTCTTTGTACCGCTTTCAGGAAGTCCAGAATCGCCCCCTGCGCGTCCGTCTGCATACGCTGTGCAAGTTCCGTAGCTGACAGCCCCAGGCTGTCCAGGACGGCTTTTTGACGTTCCGTGACCGCTGAACCTGCCGTCATGGTTGTCATGACCTTTTTTATTCCGGTTGCCGCCACATCTTCGTTTACGCCAACCGCCACAAGACTTGCGCCAAGCGCTGCGATTTCCCCGGAACATAGACCGGCCACTTCTCCCAGCGGACCGATCTTCGTCACAATAGCTGATATTTCCGACGCGCCCGCCGCAGAAGTATTTCCTAAGTAGTTGATCTGGTCCGCAAGCGTGATAACTTCTTCCTGCGACATCTTAAACGATGTTCGCCATTTCGCCATCCACTCTCCGGCTTGTTCTGCTGATATATCAAAGGCAATCCCCATTTTCGCCGCGTCTTCCGTGAACTTCACAAGTTCGGCGTTTGTTGCGGCAACATTGCTTTGTCCGGCGGCGGCCATAATCTGCGAGATTTCCTGCGCCGTCATAGGGATTTTGGTACTTAGGTCAAGAATTTCGTTCTTTAACTCTGTGTACTCTTTCGTAATCGCCCCGGTATCGTCTTTCAGCCAGTCCACAACCTTTGCGACCTCTGCCATGTTGCTTTCAAAACTCATGGCGGCTTTAACCGGTCCTGCATAGATAGCCGCTCCCATTGCGGCAATCGTCGCCACGGTTCCCGTCAGCTGTGACTTCGTACCTGAAATACTTTCTTTAATTTTTGCTTGTTCTGTATTCAGCCTTGCAAGCTGTTCTTGTGAGTTTTTCAGCTGATCATAAGATTTTTTCAGGCGGTTGTTTGATTCGCCTAAATTATCCGTGTCAACTCCTGCCTGCCGCAGTTCTGCCCCCAAGCTGTCCAGCTTTGCTTCCTGATCTGATATTCTGGCAGTGGTCTGTCGTATCTGGCTTTCATTCTTTTTCAGCTTTTCGGTGGTCTTGTCAACTTCGTTTTCTTCTTTGATCAGCTGCGCCGTCAGTTCCCCGGAAGCGTCGCCCGTCTCGTCAATTTTCTTTCTTAACTGATCTGCGTTGCTCTGGTGCTTCTGGATTTTCTGCACAAGTTCTTCATGTGCGGTTTGCAGTCTTGCCAGTTTTTCCCGCTGCTGATCTATCGCCGTTGAAGTCTTAGTATAACCATCTACTTTAGACTGTAAGGAATTTACGTTTTTAACACTTTCTTGAAGCTGTTTCTGTGTCTCTACCGCTTTTTTGAATGTACTGTTGAAATTCGGTCCAAGCGACGCTTTCAGCTGAAAAAGTAACTCAAATTCCTTTCGCGACCCTGCCAAGTTCTCCCACCTCCCTACGTTTTCTTAACCAGCCTTTTTCTTTCCGCCTCGTCCTCTTTTTCTACTTCATTCGCCGCATTTATCCAGCGGAAGAAACTTCGGACGGGAAGTGACAGCCAGTATGGAACGGGTGTATGTGAAGCCCTTGCCATTCTGTAAGCCTGTTTCCGTATATATTGTGCGGGATTTATTTTTAATAGCCCGCAGCCATTAAAAAATCCCTTGCCTTATTCTTAATCTTCATGTAATCCCGCAGTGGAAGCCGTCTGATTTCGTCTGCTGCCACTCCTGCTGCCCGTGCCGCCATCATGCACTGGAATGTTGAAGAAATTTCCGGCGTAAGAACATATTTGTTCTGGTCCTGTAATTCTGCCTCGATCTTCTCCATGTCGTCGCCTGTCAGTTTTTCAAAATAGAAGGTCAGTGACTTGTACTGTTTCCCTTCGATCTCTACGGGCTTTTTGAAATAATGAGTATAGTTCAGGCTTCCTTCTTTCTCTGCCTTTTCCTCTTTTCCGCCCATATCAACCGTTCCTGTCTCCTGTGCCTTTTCGATTTCTTCCGAAACCTGTGTTTCCACGATCTCTGCGGTTTCCTGTACTGTTTTGTTCATATTTTCCATGTTCTTTCCTCCTGATCTGATATGATATTTTTGTAAAAAGCCAGCAGGTTTCCCCGCTGGCTCTCGCTTTTTACTTTCCAAGTGCTTTTCTTACATCTGCCAGATAATCTTTTCCATTGACGTAGAAGATATAGTTCAGCTGATCAATTTCCAGTGTCTTCTTTCCGTCAATATAAATGGCGTAATATGTAACGGCATATTCTCCGTTTGCGTCAGAGGCAGAAGCCGCCGCAAGTTTTCCAGGCGCAAGTTTCTTCGGCCGTACCTTCAAAATGTGTTTTACTGACCTTACCTCCGTCTGGCCTGTTCTTGTGTTCTGCTCCTGCTGTGCTGCCCTTAAATCCAGCTTGTGAACTCTGGGTTCCGCCAGCTTGATTGTATTTGCCGTAACCGTCCTGAAATTCAGCGTCAGCGTCATAGCCTCGATATGCCCGATAATGACGGCTTCCACATTTCCTGCGATACCGGCCCCGCTGATCTCTTCTGCAAGGTTTGTGATTTCCGGCAGCGTAACTTCCGATGTTCCAAGATACTCCGTCGCGTCTTCGTACACCGCATAATTTGTGATGATTTCATCTATTTTCGGCATTGCTTATCCCTCCTTTATTCTGCCAGTAAGTTTTGCAGATAGGACACGTCGTATTCCAGAGTGTACTCCATCTGAACCATCGGAGACGGCGGCGTGATATATACATGGAATTTTACTTTTCCTGCCATAAGGGAAGTTGTCGTGTTTTCGTCTTCCCTCATTTCCACCCTTCCTCCCAGAATGATTTCTTCTGCCGTCAGGCTGTTCAGCCAATCGTTCACGCCCTGTAAAATCGTGTCGATCAGCCTTCTTGTAAGTTTTCTGTCTACATAATTCCAGTAAGACAGAGTGACTGTCTTTGCTACCCATTTAAACATTCTGGAAATGCAGTAGAAATAATCTACCGGGTCCGTATTTGCCGGATAGCAGGCAGACCAGTTCCCCCAGCTTACAAAACCATTGTAGAAATTCAGCGCTGTAATTACTCCGTTATCATTCAGATAATTTGCTTTCTGAATATCCAGCACAACTTCCGTTCCGTCTTCCAGCGCCATGCTGTCCGCCTGCAACGTTTTGTTTGAAGCGCTCTCACAAGGGGTTCCGCCTCCCAGTGCTTCCGTGTTGTCTGTCTGTGCGATCAGACCGGCAAGCTGGCTTGAATAGTTGAATAACCGTTCTCCCAGTTTCAGTTTCGGGAAGCACAACAGCTCATTTGCTTTCATGATGTTTTTTGACTTCTTCCAAGTCGGAACGTCGGAATAATAGGTTGCCCCTCCTGTTGCTCCGGTATCAACGTCAATAATTGCGTGCGCTTCAAACAGTCCGTTGATATTCTCTGCCTTTGCGGACATAACCGCCGCAACCTCATTATCTTTTGACCAATTCGGACAAATAATAAGGTCAGGCGCTTCCGTATATTTCGCAAATACATCGTCGATCAGTTCCAGCCCCTTGTTTTTGTGGGTTGAAACATCATATCCTCCGATCACGTCCGTTTTCGCAACCTTTGAAGCGTCCACTTCGTCGAATGTAACCGATGTTTCCCCGGTTGTCTCTTCTGTGAACTCGATCACGCAGGCTGTCTCGTCGTAGAAGACTTCAAAATCTTCTCCTGCGGTCTTTTCTGCAATCGTAACGGTACTTGCCACCGCTTCAAGCGGAAGCCTGATCTGATTATTTTCCGGTGTATAGCTTTCCGTCGTCTGCTTCTTATGCTTTTCCGGGTCCATTACGTTTACAAGGAATACCGGCGACTGCTGATAAAGCTGGAACATTGTATAAATCACTTCGCAAAGTCCGTATTTCTCCCAATCGTCAGAATATCCCATTGCGGACACGGCTTCTTCATAAGTGTTCGCCATGATCACTTCATTTACTTTCCCGCCTACCGTATGTACCGGCGCGGCTCCTACGGCAAAAACAATCCCGCTGGCTGCCACGTTTGGTGTTGAAACGCTCGTTGCCTGCTTAGATGTTCCTATGCCATGTGTAACTGTTGCCATTTCTTATGCCTCCTTTGCTTCGTTTGCCGCAATCAGCGCCGTAATGTCTGAATAATACTTATTCATGATATTTCCCGGCGTTTTTACACGGTCTTTTTTCTCTGCCAGCTGTGCAACCGGAACAATCATTTTTTCAACCAGCGGATATTCCGCCAGTACCTCTTCAAGTTCCGCCTTGATTTCTTCTTCTGTTCCGATCATAATTTTATTTGTTTTCAGCTTTCCTTTCGGAAGCTGCGGCCCGATATATACCAGCGTGACTTTTTCCGCCTTTTCCGGCTTCTTATTCGCCCCATTTTCCGGTTTTTCTTCTTTAGGCGTGGTATTTACCGTCTTTTCCTTTTCTTCCGTCTCTGTGGCTCTCTGTGCGTTTCTCACTGCCATAATTCTTCTACCTCCCTTTTGATTGTCGGTATTGACCAGTTTGTAATCATTTCCCCTAAGTAATACGGTTCTGTGCTGTCCGGGTAGACGATGTATTCCAACGGCTTTTGAAGTACAAACTGTCCTCCGATGATTCCCGTCTTTTCAAGTTCACTCCTAATCCTCAACAGCACATTCAGGAGATCATATGCGCCCTGGCCGCCGTCTTCTGAATATGTCGCAACAACAATCCTGACCGCGCACATACTTTCTTCCGGCTCTTTTTCTTTCTTATCGTCCTTCCCGTTAAGGAACTGAAAGAGGATATATGGAATCTGCTGAACCTGATCTTCTTTTTTTGGAAGACGCATTTTATATACATTCGCTGTGCGCTCTTTCTCTTCCTCCGGGTTTAAGTTCCTGACCTTTACTTGCAGCTTAATATCCTTTGTAACTTCTGTTACAAATTCTTCCAGCCGGTCCAGTAAAATAATCGGTGTCATGCTTCTATCCTCCGTAACCGCTCAACAGTCTGTTTATTTCATGTTCTAAGCGCTGATTAACCAGCTGCTGTGCTTCTTCTTCCAGAGTTTCTATGACCTTTTCATTTCCTACCATCTGCGCTGCTGACAGCCCCATTTTTTCTTCAATCGGGAAGCGTTTTCTTGTCTCCCTCTCAAATACTCCGATGTGTCCGCTTCGCATTTGTGCAATGAAAGCGTCTTCAAACGGGGTTCCTCCGCCTTTCATTACCGCCGCCCGTACCTGTTTTTTTACTCCCGGTGCTGTCGGCGTTACTTTGAACTTGTACAGCGGGATTTTATACCCGGCAAAAGAAACAAAACCAACAAGGTTTCCCGTGCTGGCTTTGTTTACTCTGATTCTTGTCGCTTCGTTAAAAGCGCCACTCTGTACCGTGTATATTTCTTTTACTCTCCTGATAGCCCCGGTCTTAACTCTGGATATTCCCCGGTTAATCGCATTTGACAAGGCGCGTTCCGCGCCGTTTGGAACCCCTGCCAGTATAGCTTCTACCCGTTCCACTGCTTCTGCTGTTATTTCAATCATTCAGCATACGCCCCCAGTTCCAGAATAATTTCCCCGTCTTCATAATCGCTTTTTGTGATTGTGTAGACATTTACGGCTCCCGCTTCTTCCAATTCTATTTCCATGCCCCGTTTTGGCACAAATCCAAGATCGGCATGAGAAATATATAACAGCGCTTCAATCTCGCTTATCCCTTCCGCATTATCTCCTTTCAGCCGTTTTCTGTCTTCCGCCGCCTTATGGTCAATAACTGCGGGTATTGTGTAAGTCTTGCCGTCATACCACATATTGACCATTGCGGCGAACTCTGCGGGATTGTTGAAAACTTTAAGGTCTTTTATGATCTGCGTCTTGAAGTCCATTACAGCACCTTTGCCGTGAACCAGCTGTCAACATCATGCGGTACGGACAGCGGTGCGGACTGTAACTGCAAGAACCGTCTTGCGGGTTTTCTTTTTACCCATGTGTCAGGTACATATTTCCCTTCAACGGTCTTGAACTCTTTCGTTCCTTCGTCGATCAGGGTAATCGCCCCGTAATACATGGAATAATTCGCATTTGTGCTTAACATTGCAAGCATACCGTCCGGCACAAGAGGCTTTTCTTCCGGTGTCTCCGGGTCTGTCCAGTCGTCAAGATACCACTCGTTATAGGTGTAAACGTCCATCCCTAATTCATGGATTGTTCCGACATATGTAACGCCGTTTGGTAACTGACGTGGCTGGATAACCGCCAGATTGTAGTTTCTCACATCAAGCACCTTCTGTACTTTTTCGTGTCCTACAAAGGCTGTGGTTACATCGTCCGCCATGACGCAGGCGTTGCAGTTTGTGAATCCTGTTTTCTGTACCTGCTTATGCCAACGCTTTAAGTCTCCAATCGGGTCAGAGCCTGCGTTGCTCCATTTCTTAGTTGCTGTTGAAATTACCTCTGTGTTCGTGAACCCAAAGTCAATCACTTCGTTCAGTCCTTCTCCGATGATCGGGATTTTTCCGGTAAAGATAGACTGAACGCACATAAGTTCTTCCCTTCTGGAGATCATGTCTCTAAGTTCCCGGAAATCATCAGACATTTTCAGTACTGCGCGTTCCGCAGGGCTTCTTCCTGATACCAGGCTTTCTCCCGGCCTTCTTTTCAGCAGATCGTCAACCGTTGTAATCTTGTCAGGTGCTACCAGCGGCGGTTTATAGGTTTTTGTTTCATACCCTGTGTTCGGTACGGTCTTCCCTCCGATTATCCGGTGTACAAACGGCGCAACCTTTCTTGTTCCTTTTACAAAATCAACGTCAACTGACTCTGTGTTGAACGTCTCTTCGCGTCTAAAAAATGTATCTCTGAAAAAAGTTCTCACGGGCGGAAGCTTTTCTACAATCCTCCCCATTGTCCGCGGTTCATAAATACTTACTTCGTTTGGCATTGTCCTTGTTCCTCCTTATCTCAAAAAGATTGAAATTTTTCTAAGCGGGTCCTTAATGTCGTCGATCTCTACACCGGACGGAAGATTGATTGCGTCTGCAAAAAATTCTCCTGTCAGGTAATACACAACCGGACCGTCTTTTTCTGCTGCCGCTGCGGTAATTCCGATCACGTCTCCCGTTGTAGCCGGAGGCGTTCCCTCTTCTCCTGCTGCCGCTACCGCAACAATTTTCCCGTTTGAATCTTTCGTTACAGGTGTCCTTTCCGCGATTGCCGCCCCTGCCACTCCTTCTTCCGTGACCGTCGGGAACTCCCCTGCAAACAAATTCACGGGTTCATGGCTTCTTGTTTCGATCTCATACATTGCTTCCTACCTCCTTACTTTTCCGGGAATAATTTATCAATCGCAGCATTAAACGGGTCTTCTTCCTCTGCTCCCGTCACTGCCGCCGCAGCGCCGACTTTATTCACGCCGCTGTTCTCTGCGTCTTCTTTTCTGTTTGTCAGGTATGCCCCGCCCTGCTGTTTCTGCTGTGCGATAATCTTTACTGCTACGGCTTCCGCAGTGATTGGATTTTCAAACATTGCGTCTTCTACAATGCTTTCATACCCGTTTGGGGCCATATCCTTAATTGCCTTGATTCTCTGTCTTTCCTCTGCTCTTGCCGCATTTTCAATATTTGCCACAAGATCAGGGTATGCGGCTTTTAATGCGTCTTCTGTTGTGATCGCAGGGTTTGTGTTTTTCGGTTCCATCTGCTTTTCCTCCTTTTCTTCTGGCTTTTTATTTGTTATACCTCCCGTATGGTTCGGGCTGTTTAACAACGCTTTCGGTACTGTTCTGAACTGCGAAATATCAATAGGCACGGCATTTACAACAATCCTGCTGGCGTTTTCTATAACCGTGCTGCTTTCCTCAAACATAAGTTCATCACAAAATCCATTTTCAACCGCTTCGTCTCCTGTCCACCATTTTTCTTCTGCCATCAGGTCTGAAATTTCCTGCTCCGGCTTTCCTGTTTTCATGGTATATGTGTTTACAATCGACTGCTTTATAACTTTCAGTTCTTCCGCCATCTTCTCAAAGTCTTCCGCCCGGAAGGTATCCCATACCGTCATTGCCGGGTCATGTATCATAAAAACACCGTTCCTTGCAATCTTTATGGTATCCCCTGCCATTGCAATAATTGTGGCGGCGGAAGCAGCCCATCCGTCAATTTTTACTGTGATTTTTGCGGAATGGTCCTTTAACCTTGTATATATCGCATTGGCAGCAAATACGTCTCCGCCTCCTGAATTGATTCTTACAATAATTTCCGGTACGTCTCCCAGTTCTTCAAGTTCCCTGTTAAACGCCGCAGGTGTTACCCTGTCTTCCCACCAGCTTTCCCGGCTACTGATTGCTCCGTATAGCAAAAGTTCCGGCGGCTTTGTTCCGGTTGCGGGAATGAAATTCCAGAACTTATTTTCCGTCACTCCGAATGGGTTTTCCTTCCCGTTGGTCTGGTTCCTGTTTTCCATTTCCCGGCTCTGGTTCTGGTTCCTGCTGCCCTGATTGTTTCTGTTTGCTGGCAATGTCCTTTACCTCCTTTAATGCCGCTTCTTCCTGCCGTAACTGTTCGCAGTTCGTGAAGAAGTCGCCTCCTGCCATTTCCATAGTTTCATTGCTTCTTGTCGAAAATCCATTTTCAACCCTTGTTGCCGCTGCGTTCACTTCCTGAACCGGATTCAGAAGCCCTCTTGCCGGTCCGTTCCACTGTGCGCGGCAATATGCTTTCCTTCTAAGCGGGTCACTGAAAAATCCCGGTGCTGAAATCCTCCCTTTCGCCACCGCCTCCGAAAGCCACTCTTCATAGATCGGCTGACAAAAATCTGTTGCAAGCCATGTCCGGTACATTCGGAACATCTTCCATGCTTCTTCCAGTGCGCCGCGGCTGGCGGTATAGCTGCTTGTAAACCGCTTCACAAGTAATTCATATGGTATTTCCAGCGCTGCCCCGATCTGCTGGCAGATTGCTTCCACGAACCCGCTGAAATTTGCGTTTGGTCTTCCGGGATTGATTGCGTTTGCCTTTTCGCCTTCTCCCAGGTCAAGAATTGCTCCCGGCGCAAGTTCAAGCGTCGTTTCGTCTTCTGCGTCTATCTGCACTTCCTCTGGTATGGCGCTTCCGATCGGTTCATCATCACTGTTATTCTCTTTCTCGATAAATACCGTAAACATTCCAGATACAACCGCTGCCACAAGTTCCGCGTCCGTGTATCTTCCCATTTGCTTTAGGGATTCAATGACCGGCGCAAGGAACGGAACGCCTCTTCTCTGGTCAATACGTTCCCGGTTCATCAGGTGCAGGACGTTTCTTCTCCCGGTCTTTTTCCCGTATGCCTCTACCCGCTGCCATTCGTACTGTTCGTCTGCATAAGAAAGCGGGTGGTGCTTTGAAAAGTGATAGGCGATCACTTCCCCGTCCTTATCTACCTCAACGCCTCCGACAATCTGATTGTCGTAGGTGTCATAGTTATGAGGACTTGAGAGCCGGTCCGCTTCGATCAGCTGTATCCTAAGATCGTATGGCTGATTTATCCGCGGCTTTACTGGCAACAGTGCAAGGCAGTCTCCCGACGCAAGCCAGTTCAAAAACGCCAGCTGCTGCAATTCGTAAAAATTGTCAAGCCTTGCCATATCGCAATCCGGGCTTTCCGCCCATAAAGCCCATTCTTTCGATATTTTCTTTTCCAGTTCCCTTGCGTCTTCCGGGCTGATTCCCAATGCCTCTGCGTCGATTGTTGGCTTTAACATCAATCCCCGCCCTACAACATTTGTCCGCATTGTCTTTACTGCCCCCGTCGCAATCGGTACTCCCATGTATAAATCACGCGACCTCTGCCGCAAAACAGAAAGATTGTCGTTTATATCTTCTCTGGCGGACCCTCCCGCATAATTCCAGCCGATCAGCGACTTTTTATAAGTGCTTGCCCCGTAATGGCTGTAACCGCTGTTCAGAATTTCCATCTTATGACGTGCGGCAGTTCTTTTCAGTGCCGCTTGCGGCGCTACTGCTGCAATCGCCCTGTCAATCGCTTTTGCAAGTCCGTTCAACCTTTCGCCTCCTTCCTGCTTTTTGGCGTGAAAAAAGCACCCTTCCAGGTGCTTCTTCCTACTTTTCGCAGTTTATATATTATCATTATTTTTCGGGCAATAGGGGGAAGTAAACAGGCAAAACGGGCAATTCCGGGCAATCTTTTTATAAATCCCGTGGTACAACCCGCCTGATTTTATTTCTTCCGCCGTTCTTTTCTATGTTCTCAATCTTTTTTACTTTATCTTCCCAGTATGTTATGGCGTTTCTGACCTCCGTTAAGTTTGCCCTTGTAAGAACCCTGCTGCCTATCGTATAACTTTGTCCTGTCGTAATCGCCATTTCTGCTTCAAGCCATGCGTCTAAATGTTTTTGCGCTGTCTCTTTGTTGATTCCTGCCATTAAATAACGCCTCCTCTGTTAATTCTTCTTTTTCTTTTCCTTACCGCTGTCGGCTTACTTTCTTCCGGCTCTGGTTTTTTCAGCGGCAGCCCGGTAATTTCAATAGCTGCCGTCGCATAGTTCCGGCAGTCCAGTGCCTCGTTTCTTTTATGCTGACCCAAATCCCGCAGCCGCCATTCAAATACCGGTCTTCCTTTCCTGTATGTCAAAACCTGCTTTTCCGCCGTAATTCCTGCAAAAAACTTTTCATCATATCCCCGCGGGGAATATGGCTTTCCCTGTTCATCTTTTGGGAAGTGGCAATATCCCGGTCCTTCTTCCTCAACCTTTAACCGTTGCAGTAACAATGATTTTCCCGTATCAACTCCTAGCGTGAAAAGATACGCCTGCTCCCGGTTATTTTTCGTCGGTTTCTGGATATATGCCGCTGTGCTGTCATTAGAACCTCTAATTGCGAATACTTTTCTGTTGAATCGCTTCTTGCAGAATTTATATACCTGATTCGCCCGGTGTCCTCCACTGTCGATACAGGTACAAGTAATTTTCATTTTTGTTCCGTCCGGCTTTTCAAATGACTGTGCCAGGAAGGTATCAAGGTCTTTCCATACCTGCTTTTCCAAATCGCTGTTATCTCCGTAAAGAACAGCGTATTTTATGCCCCAGCTTTCATACTCTGGACCCCATCCCACAACTTCAATTTCAAAACGATCGTCCTGCGTGTCAACCCCTGCCGTCAGATACAATACTTCCTCCGGTACTTCGCAGTTGTATTTTTCCCTTCTCTTGATCAGTTCGTCTTCCTCTACCTGCTCCCCGTCTTCCTCCCATGTTTCCCCCAGTTCTGTATTTGTCCATACTTTCAGAAGTTCAATGTTCCCCTTCTTCTTTTCCTCATTCGCCACAAGGAATTTTTCCACAACTTCACGCCATGTAGCCAGAGTGGAAGCAAGCGTGTTCAGGTGGAAACCTTTTACCGGATTTTCCGGGTCCTCATGCACAAACCTTCCGTTTTTGAACCCTTCTTTCCACTCCACTTCACTTGAAATTGCCCCGCATTTTTCGCAGACATAATTTATTTCATTCAGATTGTCCTTGTCAAAAACCACATTCGCCCATTTTAACGGCTGCAATTCCCCGCAGCACGGACACGGCGCGTTCCATTCTCCCCGGCTGCTATTCTGGTATTCTACTTCAATCCGTGACAGTCCTTTAATTGTCGGCGTGGAAACATCAACTTCTTTGCGGTTCCAGAATGTTGTAAGACGTTTCGCTGCAAGAAACAGCGGATCCCCTTCTGAACCTGCCGTTGCCGGGTATCGGTCTATCTCGTCCGCAAGCAATATCCTGATCGGACGTGAAGCAAGAGACGACGGGCTGTTTGCCCCTACCATCGTAACATGGCCGCCTGGAAATATTTTCTGCAAAATTGTGTTCCCGCTCGTCCTGCTTTTATCGTTTATCCGTTCTGCTATTACGGGTGTATCTCTAATCATCGGGGAAAGGCGGTCTTTGCTGAACGCTTCCGCCATCTGGATTGTCGGTTGAAGAACCATGATCGGCGACGGCTCATAGTGTATGTAATAACCGATCGGATTTAAAATCATTGCGTCGGTTTTTCCTACCTGTGCCGCAGACATTACCACAACTTTTTTTACCGTCATATCTGTAATTGCGTCCATGATTTCCCGTTGATACGGCGCTTTCGATGTTCTCCACCTTCCCGGCTCTGCCGACGCTTCGGAAGATAATCTTCTGTATTCGTCCGCCCACTCTGACAATTTTAAATCCGGCGGCGGCTGTAATACTTTGAATATTTTTTCAAATAATGCTTTCGTGTTATTCCTCATTCTTTTTGCTTTCCTCCCCAAAAGCTGTATTGAAGTCCGAAAGTTCTTCCAATGCTTCATCTACCGCCGTTTTCATCGTCTGGAATATGTCTGTCTGATCTGTTTTCTTTGCCATAATCGGGCTTAATTTTGCCGGAATTGCCATCAGCCGCGTTTTGAACCTAATCAGCATATCAGACATGACTTGTTCCACGTCTTCTGACGTGTGTACTTCATTTTTCCTCATTTGCAGTTCCAGTTCCTGCGCTTCCCTCTTCGCTCTGACCAATTTTGCCCGTTCCGTGTTGTAATCTACCTTTTCTTCTGCCTCCGGGTTCTTCTTGCGTAAAAAATTGATATACTGTCTCGTTGCTTCGTCTATGTTATACAGCCCCGGCCTGTACTCCGTCAAAACGCCTTTGTCTCTTAACATTCTTACATTGCGTTCCGTCATATCCAGTCGCCTTGCAACGGCAGCCGACGTGTACAACTTCAAAAAAACACCCCCTTGCAAAAAATTTGCCGGGGAATCGGAAGCGAAAAAATCTATTTTGCGGCTAGGCAAGCGTCGGGCGTCGCCGTACCCGCAGTAGTCAAAAATCGCTGAAAGAACCTATCCCCCGATTGCGTTTCGGTCAGTCGTCGTCAATGATCTCGTCAATGATTTCTCCTGTTTCGTCGTCAATATCATACTGCCCTGTTAGCTTCTGCTTTGCTAATTGATACTTTCGTTCTTCAAGTTTCAATCTTCTGTTTTCCATTTCATAAGACTTCATGCTGTCGATCTGCTTTATAATGCGTCCATGAAGCCTGTTCAACTCTGCCTCTATCTTCATTGCCCGGTCAAAGGCGCTGGACTTGATCACTGTTTTCATTGCAGTTTTCAACCGCTCTTTTCCGCCCTCCGGGTCTTCTGCCTGCTGTCCTTCTATGCCGCTGTCCTGCTCCTGCACAATCTCTTCTACACTCTTTGGCACTACCATATGTACCACCTTATCTATGTAGTAGCTTCCCTGTACTTCTTCTGCTGTGTATAATTTCAGCTGTCCTTCAAGATATTCCTTTCTGATCATCAGGCTTTGCAGTTCTTCTATCATGAGCCTGTCTGCTCCGTTCTCTGCTTCCTTTTCTCCCAGGCGTTTTATTTCTTCTGCTTTCTCCGGCGGTATATCCTCATACCCCACCTTTGCGTATGCCCCATGAGTAACGGCGTTTTTATTCCCGTCCTTCGCCGGGGTTCTCCCCCTGGCATTATTATTACCCGGCTGCCCTCCTTTTTTCTTAGGCCGCCCCCGTAATTGTTCTGTCCATTTATCCTCTGATTTCCACTTGCTTATTCTGGACTTTGGTACTCCTGCCGCCTCTGCCAGTTCATCAATGCTTATTTTCCCGCCACTTTCCAGAAAGCGTTGTAAAGATTTATCCCTTTCTGGGTTCCTTGCTCTTCCCATGCCTCCGCCTCTCTTCGTTTGTTTTTAAAATCCTGTCTTCCGATTTTTGCGGAAGTTTAAAAAATGCGCGTATTTTCGTTTTGCTTATCTATTATATCAGGAAAGAAAGTGCAATAACGTGCAAACTCTTTCATTCCTTTATTTCATACCGTGTCAGCGCCATATTTTTCCTGAACAAGCACAACAGCCTGTCCAGTGCTGCGTCTCTGATATTCTTGCACTGTCTCTCGCTGTAATGCGTCCGGCTTGCCACCTTTTCCCATTTCATAGAATGGAAATAGAAACCGAAAACAATATTTTTCTGCTTTAGAGAAAGCCGTGATACTTCTTTCAGGATTTCTACTTTCACTTTTTGCAGTTCTGCGATCTCTGCCGTGTATTTCTCAATTTCCTTCCGCACAAAATCCGGCACATTTAAAGCCGTCTTTTCCGTCGGGTTTGAAATATGGTTTATTCCGTGTGGCATACCATCGTAATTGATTGCGCCGCTCGTATCGTAATATCTTTCAAGGTCATTTAATATGCCCCGCCTTACGGAAATTTCTGAATCAATCTCCGGGAATAATTTCAGCAGCTTTACAACTTTTTCTCTGTTCATTTCCCCTGCAGTCATTTCCTTACCCTCCGTTCTATCGTTTCTCATTTTTGACCCCCCTGCCCCTCTTTTTCTTTTCCATTACGCACCGCAAGGGCAAGCACCGTTTCCGGCGTTGCCCTCTCTGTGTCTATCTTCTCTTTTTCCAATATTTCTATAATTTCTGCCATTACTCCCACGCCTGCGCCTCCTAATCTGCCGCCGTCACTCGTATTCCCAGTATGCAGTATCCTTCTGTTAGGCCCGTGTACTCTTCCATAAGATACACAATATCTGCGGATATGGTCCTTCCCGTGTGCCTGCCGTCTTTAAATTCCAGCATGTGCAATTTATCCCCTTCCTTGTAATTCCGGTCATTTTTTCTTAATTCAAATGTCTTTTTCCCGGTTTTTACATCGTCATAATACATGGCGGCCAGTTTCACTTCATGTACTTTCTCTTCCGGCTGTGCCTGGTCGGAAGGAAGATGATTCATCTTTTCTTCCTGCCGCATTTCCCGCAGTTTCCTTTCTGTCTCCCGGTCTATTGCCGCCTGCTCTTCGCTGTATCTTTCTTCCTCTGTTTTCTGTGCTTCCCGGCGGTTTTTGTATGCGTTGCACTCCCGGACCGTCGCTTTCTTTTCATGGCAAGTCTCATAATTCATACAGGAATAGCAAAGAGATGTGATCTCTTCCGGCTGCGGGTCTATGTACGCTTCTTCGCTCTTTTGGCTTCTCTCTTCTTCCTGCTGCCCTCTGTCTTCTTTTTCTTCCTCTTCCGGCGGATTCATACAGGTGTCCATGTCCATCTGTCCGGGAATCTGTCTGCTTTCTTCCTCCTGCCGTTTCATCTGCCTTGCGTCCGCAAGGGATAGTTTTTCTCCTTCTCTGACACGTTCTGCCGCCTTTTCCTGCCATTCTTCCGGCAAGCCGCAAAGTTCTACCGCTACGGAAATAATAATATTGTCGTTCTTGAACGCTTCCAGAAGTTCCGGTATCAGGTTGTTGTATATGGATTTATACCGGCCAAGCTGTGCCTCCGTCACTCCCGTAACCTCTGCCAGCATTTCCCGCGTGTTTCCTTTGATCTGGTTTTCTTTTTTCAGTTCCAGAACCAGGCGTTCCGTCTCTACGGTTTCTATCATCTTTTCCCAGTCTGTCTTGTCTCTGAAACCGTTTGCCATGATAAGCGCCAGCCTGTCCACGGCGCTTTCCTGTTTAAATACACACGGAACCTGCCGGAACTTTTCTTTCCCTTCTTCCACAAGCGCAATGAGCGCCAGTCTTCTTCTGTGTCCTGCGATCACTTCATATTTTCCGCCTACCGGCCTTTTTACAAGTATCGGCTGCAACAGCCCCATGATCTCAATATTTTTCTTTAATCTTTCGTCTACATGGTAAAAGTTTTCTTTTGACGGTATGAGATCGTAAACGTCCACATATTCAATTTCCATTTTTTCTTCCTGTTTTCCGTCTTCCTGCTCTGCTTCTTTTTCCTTTGATCTTTGGTTCAACAGTTCTGTCAGATTGAATTTTCCTGCCATCGTTCTTCCTCCCTATATGTCCGAATCGGTCAGTTTTTCAGGTATTCTTCTACCAGTTTTTTATAGTCCTGTGCGGCTCCGCAGCGGCTTGAATATAAAATGATCGGTTCCCGCGCAAAGGTACTGGGTTTCATTTTCGGTGTTCTTCTGATATGTGTTTCAAATACCGGGTATTCCTCCATGCTCCGCAGGTATTCTTCCCCCTGCCGGTCTGCTTCATTGGAACTGTCGAATTGCGTCACGAAACAGCCTTTCAGTGTCAGGTTCGGATTTAAGTCTTCCCTTGTATTGTCGATCTGCTCTTTTAACTCTGCCAGCCCGTCCAGTGCGAAATCATCTATCGTTACGGGTATCATTACATCATCAGAGGCGACAAGCGCATTGATTGTACTGATATTGATATCCGGCGCATTGTCGATGATACAGAAGTCATATTTCCCTGCCACCTGCTCCAACGCCTTTTTAAATCTAATCTGCTGTGGGCGCTGCTGATCAAGCAAAACCTCTAAGTTTGCCTTTAGCAGCGTCATATTCGCTGTCACAATGTCCAGACCTTCATAATCTGTCTTCTGGATAACCTTATTCATGTCAACCTTTCGGTCCGTCATGATCTCCGCAACTCCCGACCTGCTGTAATTGTGCCGATTCAGAATCTTACTGGCGTTCCCCTGCTTGTCATTGTCGATCAGAAGAACTTTATAACCGTGTACTGCTGCCAGTATGTGTGCCATATTCACGCTTGAAATGGTCTTCGCTACCCCGCCTTTAAGGTTAATGATTGATAATGTTTTCATGACTTGTCCTCCTTGTATCTGGTATGATTTTTATTTTCCCAGTAATGCACCGGGCGGGAATCGAACCCGCCCCGCAGGTTTTACGCCTGCTGCCCCTCTGCGGCTCCCGGTGCAGTGCTTCTTTTTCCTTTCTCAAATTCCATGATCTTTTCTCCGTCAATCTCAATGAATGGAACTTTCAGACATCCTTCATCTTCCCATGCCGGAAGATCAGCTTCATGCCCCATGTCCTTTATTACCTGTATGAGTGCGCTTGCTTCTCCGTAATTTACATGGTTCCTGTTTATATCCCTTTCTTCCGCCTGGTCATTCAGTCTTGTTACCGCCATAACCACTCTTCGTTTAATTGTGTGGAAATAGGTTTCTTTCATTGCTCTGTGCCTCCTTCTTTCTGTTTTTTTTGATGATTTCATTATATACTTACGGACGTATATTTTCAATCGGCACAATTCACAATCTTACGGAAGTATATTTGTGTATTTTATATACTTCCGTAACAAAACTATCTTCCCCGGCGTTCCAGTTCATCCGACATTTGCTTTACCGGAACTTTTACCATGAGACTTTCATACCTTCCGCTGTTGTCCAGTTCGTACAGGAAACATACCTTCCCGCTCCGGCAGTAATGCACCGCCGCAATATCCGTCACTTTCTGAACCTTTGCGGCTCTGTTGATCTCAATTACTATTCCCTGCGGCATATAGTACGCCGTCTTCTTTCCGTTCTCTTCCATCGTAACCGCCACCATATCTCCGATTTCCAACGGGCATACTGCGTTAAACGCTCTTGTCTTCATTGTCTTTCTTTTCCTCCTTCAATTTCTCTTTTAACAGCCCTCTTACATACCAGGACAATTCCCGCAGCAGGATATAAATAATTCCCAACATTCCTATGAAAACCAGAATCCCGATTCCTGCAAATGCGAACTTGACCGCTACCCATAGTGCCGTCAATATTTCAGAAAATACTTCCGCAATACTACTCCACGTCATTTCTGCTTTCCCTCCTGTTTTTCTCCTGCATTTGCTTTCTTGCCCGCTCTATTGCCGGTCTGACCTGATTTATGGTCCGCAGCTGTCTTTTCGCCGGGTGTTCCTGCTGCCCTCTTTTCTTTTCCCATACCCTCTGTAAAACCTCCTGTTTGCTCTGGCAATGCCTGTTCTTACGCTTTCCCATTCCTTTCTTCTCCTTTCAATTTTCGCATAACGGAAACGGACAATTTTTACAATCTGGAACTTCGCACCGCTTCCAACTTCTTTTCCTGTGTCTGTTTCTCTTTTTCATTCTCTGTCTTCGGCGTTTCTGATACTCCGCTTCCTTTGCCTGTGTTATCTTCTTTTTGACTTCTGCTTTGTCAATATTGTTTTCCTCTTCCTGAATCACTTCCAGAACCTCCACTGCACGAAACGGGAAAGCATACACAATGACCGGGTCATATTCCCCTGCTTTCCAATCTGCTTTAAACCTTTCAAAATCTCCTTTATATCTTTGCAGCGGGTGTTTCTTCTCTGCCTCATAGAACGCCAGCATTACTGTTTCATCGTCTTCCTTCTTCCAGTTCCATAAATGCCATGCGCTGTGCCTGTCATATTCCCACAGGGAAAGAAATACCTCTAATCCGTCAAAGTATTCGTCTTCCTTTTTTATGTATCCGTTTTCTTGTAATTCCTCCCCGTCTTCCCTTTTTCTCTTTGTGTGAAGTCTCGCTCTCACAATTTTCGGTTTGTATGTACTCATTCCCGTTTTTCCTTTCCAGCCTGTCCGCAATCCTGATCACGGCTTCCATACATCGTTTTATATTCCCGTCCGTGTTTGCGGTAATGCTTAATATATCTGCAACGTCTCTTAACTCCTGCACTGCCTGTGCGTCCATTTCCCCTTCTGTGTATTTTTCCATGCACACCGGGCAGACCTGCGTTCCTTCCGGTATCGGCTCCCCGCAGAGTAAACATCTTTCCGGCCCCATGCTTCCGCCTCCTTCATTCCCAGCTTTCCAGCTTCTTAATTCGTTCTGTCAGGTTTCTTTCCCGCTCCTGCAACGCCCTGATCTCCTGTGCGGTCAGTCCGGTTTCCTCGTACTCAAACAGCTTCCTTGCCGCCCTTGTAACTCCTACGCCCCGGCAGAGTACAGGCTTTCCGCTTCCCCGGCTGATCTCCGTCAATCTGCTTTTCTTCTTCCTGCTGTCGGTCCGCTGTTTCTTTGTTCCGATCGCAGACGCGGCTTTCTTCATCTGCCCGTAATGCGGGATATGCTTTCTCATTTCCCTTTCCATGCTGTTCATGCTTTACCTCTCAACCTATCATCACAATTTCTTTTCCGGTCTTTGTGTCTCTTCCTGGATAAATTTTTATATTCTTTTCCTGACTGTTGATCACTTCCGCTTCCGGCGGAAGCTCTGAAAGAATCCCGATCAGGTCTTTTACTGTGACTGTTTTCCTGCTCTCATAGGCTTTCAGTGTCATAGGTTTTCCAGTTCCTTTCTAAGTTCTTTCAATTCCTCTTCCACGCAATCACAAATTCTCTGCTGCAATCTCTCTGGAAGAGTAAACTCTTTACTTTTCAGTCCGGCTATCATCTTGCGCTTTAACACTATTATTCTCGCAGGTATCTTTCTTTCTCCTTCTCTCCTACCGGAACACCAGAACATGAAGTCTTCCAGTTCGTCTATATTCTCTTTGATTCTTTCCGCTTTCTTGAACGCCTCTTCTGTCAATTCGTCTCCCTCCATCCGATATATTGTTTTATGGTTTCCCTTGCTTCGTCTGCCCCGTAGCAGACTGCCGTTTTATATCCATACTGCCGCAGGCTTTCCAGCCATTCTTCCTGATTGTCTGTCGGCTTGTTCTTCCCGTATTTCATTTCTATGTAAAGCCCGTGATACCCTTCTTTTGGAACTGGCAGGCATAAGTCCGGCACTCCGGCTTTTACCCCCTGCCGCTTTAAATTTGCCGCTTCCAGCTGATTCCTGCTGCCGCCATTCGGAATATGATAGATCATCTTTAATTCCGGGTATCTGTTTTCAAATATCCTGCACCATGTAATCAACGCTTCCTGCTCCGTCGCTTCGCTTCTCCTTCTTGCCTGCTGCCGGGTGTAGTAACTCATTGCCTGTCTTCCTCCCTCTCGTCAAAGTGCGTCGCCTCCATGTCCGCAATGTGAAGCATGACCGCAAGGCGGCTCTGATTGAAGGTATTGTTCAGGTCATAACTTCCGCCTTTGGCGCAGAAGTCATAGGCTCCCATGTGCCACCTGATCGCCAGAATTTCTTCTTCTGACAGTTCCATGAACGGAAGAATAATAAATACTGACTTTTCCCCGTGTCCTGCCGGGAACTTCCTGCTTGCCCGGTATGTTCCGTCTTCCTGCTTTGTGTAAGCGTCCATCTTGCAGAGATCGTGAAGCAGGCTTACGATTGCCAGCGTCTCCACGCTGTATTCCGGATATTTCTTCTTTTCATGATCTGAAATTCTTAAAATCCTGCGGAATACGTTCACGGAATGAATGACAAGCCCTCCTTCGTATGCCCCGTGGTGTCCGGCGCTTGCCGGGGCTTCAAAGAATCCTTTCTGATCAATCCAGTTCAGAAGTTCCTTTGCCCCCTTCCTCTGTATGTACCCGAAATAATCTTTGAATATAGTTTTTGCTTCCTCTGGTGTCATTGTTCTTCCTCCTGCTCCTTCATCTTTTCTGCGATCGCTCTGATCACGCTTACTGTCACGCCGTTTCCTGCCTGCTTATAAAGCTGGCTGTCGCTGTTGACAAATTCCGCCCGGTCAAAATATTCGCCTTCCCATCCCTGCAACCGGAAGCACTCCCGCGGCGTTAATTTCCGTATTGCCAGATAACAATGATATTTTTCGCTCCAAACCGCATAAACCACGAAACCTTCCGGCATTTCAACGAAAATCCCTTGTTCTCTTTCCTGTCCTTCCGGTTCTCCTGTAATGTCTATGCAGACCTGCGGTATATTCCCGTGTGTTTCGCTCCGTAATGTCGGGCATATCTCCTTTGGCTCTGCTTTCTTTCCTTTTCTTCCTTGTGTGTCAATAATTCCTATCGCTACCCCGTGTCGGTCCTGTGCGGTAAGTGTGAACATCGGTTCTCCGTCTTCCTTAAACCTCCTGCCATTCTGTCTTTTATTTACCCTGTCCGGTGTCAGTACGGGAATTGCAATGCAAGAATTTTCTCCCGAACGCTTACTGATTCCTTTGTAATACCTTGCCTGTAATGCTCTTGCGCTCTCTGTCTCCTTTATTCCTGCCCCATAATTCATGTCGATACAAAACGGGATTGCAACGTGATGTTCCCTCCCGCCGCCCTGACAGGTGCTTAATGCTTCTGTGATTCCGCCTTGTGCAAATACCTGTGTATTTCTCCGGTATCCCTCCCGGTGTCCGATTATTGAAATGCTATTTTCTCCACCTGCTCCCGTGACAGGAAGTATTTTTCCGGTACGCTTTCCTCTAAAATGTCCGATAATGAACACCCGCTTCCTGTTTTGCGGCACTCTGAAATCTTTACTGTTGACAACCTGCCATTCCGCATTGTACCCGATCTCGTCCAACTCAATGAGAAGTTTGAGGAAATCGCCCCCCCGTTAATGCTAAGTAGGTTTTCCACGTTCTCAATAAACAGGTATTTGGGTCGATTTTCTTCTTCTGTGTCTCTAATAAGCCCTGTAACTGCGAAAAACAGAGAAGAACGGTGTCCTCTGAATCCTGCCTGTTTTCCGGCAACGCTGATGTCCTGGCAGGGGAACCCGAAACACCAACAGTCTGCGGCGGGCAGGCTTGCGGCAACCACTGTTCTAATGTCATTTGCGTACCATTCTCCGTTTCTGTATTCATCTTTCAAAATCTCCTTCTGCCTTTTCTTCAATGGAATTTCTTTCAGTTTTTCCCTCTGCTGATCAGTAAGTAAGTGCATGGACGTATAGCTTGCGACAGCGAACTTATCAAATTCGCAGAAACCAACGCATTTATGCCCTGCCTGCTCCATTCCTCTTCTGAACCCGCCTATTCCGGCGAAAAAATCAATGAACCGCACTTTTATTCCTCCCAGTCTATTTCCTCTTCCGCCCTGCTGCCGGGTTGCTCCTTCCATCTGTCCAGATCAAGATGGGTTCCACATTTACTGCAATAGTTCCAATCCTGCGAAATTCTGAATTTATAATCTTTTCTCTGCAAGTCTCCGTCGTAATAGGAAAACAGGTGCTTCCCGCACACTGGACAAAAGAAACTGTTCAGGAACATCAGCGGCGGATTCCCGACCAGTGTCGGTTTATTGCTTTTCAGGCATTTTGGCTTCTTCGCCTTTTCCATTTTCCTTCGCCTCCTTGTCCAGTTCCCTTATTGTGTAGTCTACAATCCTTCTGAATTTCCTTTCTTCTCTTACGGTCAGCTGATTGTTTACCCGGAAATAATTTATGTTTTTCATCATCTGTATTCTGAACCACGTTTTCCAGTTCTGGTTATTGATCTTTGCCGCCTCGATCGCTCTTTTCTGCCTTTCTTCGCTCTGCCTGATCATTTCTGCTTCTTCCTCTTCGGCTTTTCTTCTGTGGTGCATAACAACCACTGCCGCAAGCATAATGACCGCCGTGAAATATCCGTCAATCCTTAAATAATCTGGCATGATCACGACTTTCCCCATCCATTCAAGGATTGTCAGGCAGGTAATGAATACCATGTTCAGAATAACGTTCATGATCGCCACTGCGTAAAACGTATAGATCAGCGCCTTGCCTGCTGCCATTACCGCTTTTTTCATCAGCCGTAATATGTCCGATTTGGTCACTTTTTTCAGTCTTCTTCTGATTTTCTTAATCATCTTCTATTCTTCTCCTTCTTCCTCATATTCCCCGATCATTGCCCGCGGCGGCTTCCTTTTATCCATCATAAGTGCCATAAACTGTGCCTTTTTCATTTGCCGCATTTCTTCCGGTGTCGGTTCTCTGTCGTCGTCTTTTCTTTCTTCGTAGCAGCGGGCCGTCTTATCCGGGTAAATCCTGTTCCCGCTGATAAACGCCGCTATGAAGGTTTCCAATTCCCTTTTCAGTTCGTTCCTGTAGAACTCAAACAGCAACTTTATTTCCGCCGCTTCGATCTCTGTACACTCGCAGCCTCTTTTCTTTCTCCTGCTATATTTCTTTGTGTACACATGATATGTTCTGCTCCCAGTCACTTTATAAAAAATTCTAAGTAGCAGAATTTCTTCTAATTCCGTTCTGTATCCGAACCAATGAACTTTCAAGGTTTCTGAAAGAATCTCTTCTTCCTCAATTTCATATTTTTTCATCAGTTCCCGGTACAGCTTCATTGCGGTTTCTTTCTCCCCTCCCACTCCCCTTTCCGCAAGGGCTTTCAGCTTTTTCAGCTTCTCTTGTGCCTGCTCTCTGGTCATAAGAACTCGCCTCCTGTTGTATCTGGTTTATCTTCAAACGAAAGGTTTTCCACAACATTCTTTAAAAGTCTTTCCGCGCGCTTCCCGGCGCATGAGTGCATGAATTTTAAATCTTCTGCTGTGAAAAGTTCTGCCGCTTCATTCAGGAAATCCGTAATCATTAAAAATTCTATCGGGTTCGCCGTCTTCATTCCCTGCTTAAAATATTCCCGGTCTTCCTTTGTCATTTTTATTTTCTTTGTCTTCGTCATTTCTTATCCCCCGGAACCGGACAGCCTGACCGCTTCCATTTTGCATACGGTTCGTAATTGTTGAAGTCCTGGCATATCTTGATCACTGATCGGGAAGAACTCCAACGCTGCATATGCTGACAGGCTTTAAAGTGAATCATTTGTTCCCGTGTGTATGTCCTTTCAACCCCTGCCCTCCATTTCCCGTATTGATTTACAAACTTCTGTTTATCGTAGATCATCACATACGGAATGAAGCCCATTTCCCGCAGCGTATATACTCTGTACAGGTCTTCTTCTATAGAACTCCAATAATTTGTGAGTACATACACTCCGATTCTGTCAACGCTCTTTATTTTGCTTTCTTTGAAGAGCCGGAACTTTTCTTTTAGGTCTTCTTTCGGGTTATCCCAGGCAAAATGAAAATCCTTTACTTTAATTTCTCTTAATTCCTCTATCAATGACCCGTTCAGAAATCTAACGTCCGTTCCTCCCTGAAAATCTATCCTTGCCCCGGATTCTTTTAACTGCCCCAGTAAATCCGATCTGTCTTTACAGGCAAGTAAATTCTGGTCAAGCAGGATAATATTTTTCTGTCCGTTCCAGAACTCTTTCAAGTTTGCTGTCTTCCTGCTGATACAGCCGTCTTTCTCTGGCGCGATACAGAAACCGTGGTCTTTCCGCGGGCAACCCCTTGTCAACATTCCATACGCTGTGTCTTTTGTCAGTTCCGGGTAAAGCCCGTAGTCCGGGTAAGTGTGTTCGATCTCTTCCGGCAGCCTGTTTTCCAGATCATACCCGCTCCCGCCTCTGATGATCTCTTTTGCTTCCAGTCCTTCCGGTTCTCTGCTCTCTGTGAAAATCTTGCTCATATACAGGCGGTCATATATTATCCCTTCCCTGGCAAACTCCACACAATCCCCGTTCCTCTTGTGATATGCTGACAGCTTCATAAGCGGAATGTTCGGAAAGTTATGTGAATCCACATCCACAAGCCCTATGTTCATTCCCGTTCCCTCAATTCTCTAAAATAATTCTGGTGTAGATAATGTGGCTTAAATCTTTCGTGCTGTATTCTTCCATCTGCTCAACCGGAACCTGTCTGGGAAGTTCCCTGACATTTTTCCAGTCAAACATGGTTTCCGTCTTCCTGTATGTCTCCATTCCCAGACCGAAAGACTTTACGGGTCTTCCGTCACTTATTCCGGTATGTTCAAAGTTCGCCGCAAAACCTCTGTAAATGACCTGCCCTGCCGCATTGATCACAACAACCCGGTCACTGGGTACTATCGCTTTCATCATCTGACCTAAATTCATTCCCGTTTCCATCGTTACGCCTCCCTGTCTCTTATCCTGTCTGCGATCTCCATTACTCTTTCCGCATATTCGCAGGTATCTTCCCCTTTGCTGAAATACTCTGTCTCTGCCCCATATTCCCCGTTTTTATACGCCGTCAGAGCCTTTGTATAACTCCACTCGTACTTCCAGACCAATTCTGCAAAATAATCTATTCCAACCCGGATATTTCCGTAAGGGTCCGTAATATCCGCAACGTGCAACAGTTCCATTCTTTCCGTGTGGTATTCCGGTACGATCTGCATATATCCATAGGCGCTCCCGCTTTCAGCGTTCCATTTGTACCCGCTTTCCGCTTCGATTATGGCAAGAATGACGTTATAATCAATCTCATATTCCCGGCAGAGGCAGTATGTATATACTTGTACTACCTGCGGAAATTTCCCGCCGGTCCGCTTGTATTCTTCCGGTATCTGGTACAATGTCAGCCCGTCGGTGTCTCCGGCTCCCCAGTCGCAGGACATACGGTTGAACGGTTCAATGAAATTATCCGGGTCCATCATTGCCGCGTCGCCGCCCTCTTCCGGGTCAATCGCAATATCCTTTGCTTCTGCCGCCGCTGTAGTGTTCTCCTGAACCTTTTCCGTCTCTTTCCCGGTTCCTCCTGCAAGTATCACAATCGCCGCGATTACAACCGCCGCAATGACAGCGATCGCAAGCATAAGCGTGTATTGATAGCGCTTCCAGATTGCCCGCATGATCTTACGTCTTCTTCTTTTTCTTGCTTCCTCTTCTGTTACCCTCATTTCTCTTTCTTCCTCCTTTTCGCTCTGGTTTTTTCTTTTTCCACATCTTCAAGTAAATGTGCCACCCGGTTTCTTCGTAATACTCCGGCTTTATCTCCGTGATTGTGTACCCGGAGAACTGCTTTTCAAAAAATTCTTTTCCGTAATCATCCGACTTCGCCAGACGTTCCACCTGTGCGCGGCTGTATTTATGATCTGCTGGCGGCTGCTCCACCGGTCTTTCAAGGTTTCTGCTGCTTGACCACCGTTTTTTCCCCTGCGGGTCCTTCGTGATGTATTTGCATAGGGCTTCAATCCCGTTTTCATTCAGCTGTAGCCTGTCCGCATTTGCATACCCCAACGGGCTTACTTTGTACTGCGGGTCTTTCTCCACCTTCCGCCAGTTTATGCGCTCTTTTGTCCACATCATTTCCACATCGTCACGGGATAGCCCGCCGTTCATGATTATGTGGTGGTGTATTCTCTTGATCTGCTCTCCGTCCTTTGCGAACTTATATTCCGTCACAAGGATGTATTTCAGCGGGGGAAGCCCCAGTTTATTTCTTCTGTACGCTATCCGCCGCAGGTAATTACTCACTATTCTTTCTGCCTCTTCGACGCTATCCGGTAAATTCTTTGCATTGTATGTACAGGAAACATGAAGATCGCCTATTCCGAAATTGCCATTCCCCAACTGTACAAGGTATCTCTTTGCGTTCTTGTCGTTCAGGTCCTTTTGCTTTGGCTCTGTGGCTTTCCTCTTCTTCCCTCTCTTTCCTTTTACCGCCCTTTCTGCATTATCTGTTCTCGGTATTATGTCTGCCTCCCGGTAAGCGCCGCAGTCTGTCTTCTTTTCCCTGTAAAACATCTGCGCTCCTGTCCTACCTGTTGAAGCGTAAAGGGGTATCATGCAAGAGGGTGTTCTATCCCCCTTCCTCTCTGTCTCTATACCATGTGCGGCTATATCCTATGATTTCTATATTTCTCTCTTTCGTAGGAATGTTAATACCCCATACAAGCCCGTTTACCGGGTCCTTCCCGGTCAACATTTTCAGGGAAAACGCTTGAAAAACGCCCTGTTCATGCTTGCTTTCACGCCGTCAACATGGTATAATATTTATGTGTATTTATATATGTTGACGAATGAAAAGCCCTTTGTATTCCCGTGCAAAGGGCTTTTCATTTATCCCTTCTTTCGGACCGCTTACGCGTTCCGTTCCAGTATGTCAGTGATCAGTTCCCAGTCATCCAACCATAAAGCGGAGCGGAACGAAATGCTGTAGTAGCTGCACGACCGCGGGTTGTACAAGTTCAGCGCGGCGGCTCCGCCGCTGCTGGTGTAGCTGAAACCCGAACCGCGGAGAGGCACTGCCTCTTCAAGTTCGCTGTCCGTCCATATTCCATCTTTCCTGCTCTGCCAGTTCCGGGGAACGATTCCCAGTTTATAGGCAATTTCCGGTACTTCTTCCAATCCTTCCAGCTTCATTTCTGACATATGACAGCCTGTCCAACCGTCTTTTCTTTCTCCCGTTGTCAGCTTCACTTCTCCGTTGTCTGCGATCAGTTTCAGGCGTTTTCCTTCGTACATGGCAGCTTTCCACATAGCCGCCCCCGGTCTTAAATCGCAGGCCGCCGCATTATTGTGCGGTATGTACTCGATATTTCCCCGGACAAGCCGCAGACCTGAAACCCACTCCCAGAAGTTCCCTTTCAGCCCGAAAACTCCTTCTGCGGTTCCGTCGTGGCTCCACTCCACCGGTTCCGTTCCCGTTAATACGGTATATCCGTCATAACACCATGCTTTCTGCTCCGGGTTGTCTGCGTCCTTCCCGTAATTTGTATTTCCCCCGATCGTATGGCACAACCGGTCCGCTTCTTCCAGAAGATAAACCCATTCTGTGTTTGTCATTAAATGCCAGTTCTCGCCTTTTCTCATGCAAGCCTCTATTGCCTGATCAAAGGTCATTCCTTCCACTGGCTTCTGGTACGGCAGGGAAGCCGGAATATCATTTAGCACCACGTTTGTATATTGTGAGATCAGGACAGCAAGACGGGTATTCCCTGCATAATGTCCGATCTTGAACATTTCCGGCGCTCCTTCCGGGTCCTGCTGCCGGTCCTCTGGTGTCATGTAAAACATGGTCATGTAGTTCGGAAGCCCTGCTTCATCCTTTACGATCACTGCTTTCTTTTTGATCTCCACTGTGTTTTCCTCCTTGTATCTGGTATGGTTTTATTTATTGCAAGCCTTGTCTTGCTGGCTTTCCTTAGTATTCAACCCCGATGTAATCCAGCACCTTTGCCCATCCATATTTCTTTCCGTTTTCATCGGTGCAACATTCATACATCCAGTAATTCCATTCTTTCGGATTCCGTTCTTTCAAAATGTCAAATCTATGCGGACGTTTTTCAAGGTGTATGCCGAATCCACACATACTGCACCCGGTCCGCTGTGCCTTTGTTGTATAAAGCGTTCCGTCTTCCTTCTGCTCAATCGTTCCGTAAATGTCCGGTATAATGCTTTCCGGCATTTCCCATCCTTCTTTTATGGTTCCTGCTTTTATACCCTGTCTGTAAAATTCTTCTTTCCAGCCATCTTTCCATTTCCTATCCATTTCAAGCGCCAATTTTAGAAGGTCTTGCCTGTTGAAAATTGCAAACGGCGCGGAACGAATGGTTGATTTTCCAAAGTAATTGCAGCCATTTATCATTAAACTTTTCTGCCGTCGCCCCCCCTCCGAAGCCATCAGCCCTAAAAAGGGGACGCTTTTATTTTCTTTCGCCCAATCGTCGCACGGCTTTTCTTTCAGGTAATAACAGCACTTAGAAGAAACTTTAAAATCTGGTATTTTGTAGTTCGTTCCTTCAACCTCGTTTGCATATCCGCCGAATCTTTCAAGCCACTTTTGAGACATTTTCATGCGGCTGTTTTTCTGGAACCCTCCGTATGCTCCCGTTTCTCCTGTAACGATCGCATGGCGTACTGTTTTATTTTTTTCTGTTGGGTTCGCCAATGTTTCGATTTTTGCCGCAATTTCTTTTGAAAGCACGGGAAATCCAAACTCCTGCAATATTTCCGGCTTTGACCATCTTGTTTTTTTATCCGGCTTTAATGCTGATTTAAGCCTTATCAGCCCCAACGCTTTATGTATTCTTTGAATACTCATATCTTCCAGATATGAAACTGTGATTCCCGGAACATTGATTCCTATGCTTCTCAAAAACAGAAACAGTGTAATACTGTCTAAGCCTCCTACCGAAACATGGCAATTCAATTCCCTTCCGTCGCACTCCCTGACAAATTCTTCCGCCCTTAATCGTGCGTATCCGATTTTGAATTGATAGTCCTGCTTCTGCTTCACGATAAAATCAGCAATTTTCCGTTCCCCGCCAATTCTTTCCATTCTTTCAAGGCAATTTTCTTTCACTTGTGTTCCCTCCCTCGTATTACTTGTGATTTTCAATCGCTCCAAACGCATTTTCATACGGATTATTTCTTTTCCTTCTGATCTGCGGTTTCTCTGCAAATTGAATCCAGTCTAAAGGGATTCTTCCGCCGTTGTCGTGAATAATGTTTTCTATTCCCTCTGCCGCCTCTTCCAGTGTCATTGCCTGTTCGTATGTAAATACTGGCGATATTATGAATCGCTTTGCTTCCCGAACATCGTCTAAATCCGGTATCGGGTTTTTATATGGCATTTTTAAAGCCTCCTTTCCGCACTGCGGCTCCCTTTTCACATTAAAAAGTGGTAAAACCTGTTGAACGACCACGCACTTTATAGCTGGTGCGCCCGCTGCCCCATTCGCAGTGCTTATTCTTTGGGTGTGGCTTTCCCTGATCTGACCGGGCAGGAATTGAACCCGCCCCGCATAGCTTCCGCCTGCTGCCCCGTCCGGCTCCCGGTCCTCTGCTTCTTGCTTCCCATGACGTTCCTGTTATCTCAATCTTTTCTGTGCTTCATCTGCCCTGTATGGTTTCCCGCACCGCTTTAACTCGTTGTAAACCGTTGCCCTATGGAATCCGATACATTCAGCAATTTCACTGACCGGAACTCCTTTTTTCGTCATGAACTCAATCTGCTGCCGATCCTCATAGTTCAATCTGCGGTTTCCCTTCTTCATGTTCTTTCTGACCTCCTTTTTGAAAATAAAAAATGCGCCAAGCCTTAAACTCTTGACGCATTTCATGTATTTATGTATAAAAAAAGAAATGCGATAGAGTTTCAATAACTCTTGTCGCATTTCATTTTACAATTCAGCACTTTTTTCATATTTGTGCAACTTCATCAAAATATGCGTTCTATTTTTTCAAACCGTTTCTTCCTATACCATGTTATACTTATTTTGTTGTCGCCTCCCAAACTGGCAACAGGAAGGGGGTGAGCGCATGTCTATACTTATTTCTCTTATCGTTTCCGTTGTAGCAGGTGTAATCAGCTACTATATCTGCAAGTGGCTAGACGGAAAACATGGCGACAATTAGCCCAGGCGGATGCCCTTCCGTAAAAAGGGAAGAACCCCCAGCAGTTGCCGCTGCTGGGGGTTCGCTTTGTGAACACATGTCACTTATTTCTCTTATCAGCTACACATACTATATCATATGCAGAATCGAATTTCAAGATTCCTCTCCCACATTTTTATTTCACTTTCCCCAGTCTCACCGCCATATACGGTCTTGACGGCATGTCGATCGTGAATTCTCCGCTGTGGCGGCCTGCCGGGGTGATGGTCATGTTCCAGGTGTCGATGA